GTGAGGGGTAATATCCTCACCCTTAATTATTATGGCACCAAAATTTAAATTCAACAACGCATTAAGTTTAATAAACTTTATTTTTAGTCCTAAAGGAGACGATAAAGTCAACACACAAGCTGGAGGAAACGAACGGTTTGAAAGTCAAAAAGAGGGCGAAACTACAAAGAAAAAACGTAACGATTTTTTTAAAAGAACATTAGCTGCGTCAGAAGCAGCTACAAGAAAACAATCAGAAGATCCAGATATATTCAAAGGGCCTGCAATTAATCTTAGTGGTAATCCATACGATTTATCCGCTGTTAAAATAAAAACTCCAGAACAACGAAACAGTCCTTTATTTGCAAGCTTAAATGATATACAATCTGGTAATTTAAAAATGTTAGGAGAAAAACAAGGGCAAATTATGGGCTCTTTGTTTAATCTTCCAAAAACAGTTGTAAGGAGGTAAGATGATTTCAGATACTAGACAATCAACACTAACTGCTGATGGTCGTTTTCGAGAAGGTCATACAGGATCAGGTCCATTCATAGGTAGAGCTAGAGTGCACGGGGTTACTGCAAGACATGACGGAACATCGGCAGCAGGGGTTATAAAACTTCATGATGGTACAGACGCAACTGGAACTGTTATTTATCATGGTCGCTTTGGAAAAGCTGAAGGCGATATGTTAGATCAATACATTCCAGGTGAAGGTCTTAGATTCAAAGTTGGTATATACGTTGATTTAACTAACTGTACTTCTGTAGAAATTTTATACAGCTAATGGCAGTTTCAGGCACTAAAACTTTTGCGTTATCTATTAACGATTGTATTTTAGAAGCTTTAGACAGAATTGGTGGAGGTCCATATCTTGGATACGACATAAAATCTGCGAGAAGAAGTCTGAATATAATGTTTACTGATTGGGCTAATAGAGGTTTAAATCAATGGACGTTGCAAAAACAAACTTTGAATATGGTTGCAAATCAATCTTCTTATGATTTAGACGCAAGCACTGTTTCGATAGTAGATGTTTATGTTACAAGAGATTCTACAGATTTTGCTGTAAATGAAATATCTTTAACTGATTATAATGCATATCCTAATAAAGCTCAAACAGGTAGACCATCTCAATATTATTTACAAAAAAGTATGACGCCTAAATTATTTCTATTTCCTGCTCCAGAAAATAGCACTGATGTTATTACATATTGGAGAATAGCTAAAATAGATGATGTAACAGCTTCTACAGTCGGTGGAGTTGAACAAGATTTTGATGTACCTTCTCGTTTTTATGAAGCAATGATTTCTGGTCTTGCTTATTACATGAGTTTAAAAAGAGCAGGTATGGATCCTAACAGGTCAGTGTACTTAAAACAGGAATATGAATTAGCTTTTCGTAGAGCACGAGATGCTGATTTAAATCAATCAATAAATATAGTTCCTAATTATGGTTACACCTTCGAGTAGAACAGCAAGAAAAGCTTCATCTGGTAAATATGCTAGAGGAAAGTATGCTAGAGCTATTTCTGATAGAAGTGGATTAGAATATCCATATAAAGAAATGGTAAGAGAATGGACTGGAGCTTTAGTTCATATTTCTGAATTTGAACCTAAAAATCCTTTACTTGATCCAGTTTCTTATACAGATCCAGAAGCTTTAAAGAACGCTAGACCTCAAGCATCTCTTGCAGCAACTGGTGGAGTACCAGATCAAATTACTAACACTTTTCCTGGCACATTCGGTGAAACAGGAATATCATACCCTAAAATAAATACAGGAATAAAAGCAAATGCCAGTATTGGAACAGTCACAGTCGTCATCAGCTGAAGAATATAATTTTAAAGGCAAAACCATTATGGTTGGTACGCCTTGTTATGGTGGAATGATGCATGAATCTTACATGCACTGTTTTTTAAAAACATTAAAAGAAGCAGAGAAACAAGGATATAAATTACATTTAAACACTATGGGAAATGAGAGTTTGATAACTAGAGCTAGAAATACAATAGTATCTCAATTTATGGATCAAGATAATCTTACACATTTACTTTTTATCGATGCTGATATTGCGTGGAAACCAGAAACTATTACTCGTATGTTAAAAGTAGATGAAGATGTAGTTGGTGCAATATATCCAAAAAAGACTATCGAGTGGAAAAATTTACCTAAATACATGAAAATGTATCCAGATGATTTAGATAATATGGAACAAAAACTTATGGGATATAACATAAATTTTAAAGACCCTAGAAATATACCTATGTATCAAGGTGGTTTTGTAGAGGTATTAGACGCTGCTACAGGTTTTATGTTAATAAAAAAAGATGTATTTGTTCGTATGAAAGAAGCATATCCAGAGTTGAAGTATACATCAGACCAGATAATGAATGGTAAATCTTACAGTAGCGATAACTGTTACGCTTTTTTTGATACTCTAATAGACCCTGACAGTAAAAGATATTTAAGTGAAGACTACGGTTTTTGTCGTTTATGGCAAAAAATAGGCGGAAAAATATATGCAGATGTAGTAAGTTCTTTAACACATTATGGAACGTATCATTTTAGAGGAAATATCTCGCATAAATTTGCAGAAAAGAGTAATATAGAGGATAGAGATGGCAACTAATTATACAACATTAAAGAGCGCAATACAGACTTGGATGCAGAACACGGGCACCGATTTTACAGCGCAATTGGACACATTCATTACAAACGCTCAACAAGAATTAGTTAGATTGATTGATCCAGAAGGCTTAACATTTAGAGCTTTTAGTACATTTGTTTCTGGTAATCAATTCTTAACAACTCCATCAAATACACTGGTTATAAAGAGTTTGCAATACATTTATAATAACGAAAGAGTTCTTATGGAAATGCAAACAGATGAATACATAAGAGAATACTGGCCTAATCCAGCTTTAACTGGACTTCCTAAATATTTTGCTAATTACAACGATGGCAATATTTTAGTAGCCCCAACACCAAATTCAAACTATACTGTTTACATGGAATATATACAAAATGTTGCTGATTTAAATAATACAAATACTACTAATTATTTTACTAATCAGCTCTCTGATTTGTTATTGTATGCTTGTTTAGCACAAGCTTCAATTTTTACTAAGAATATGGAGGATTATGGTATATATAATCAAAAAGTTCTTGAAGGTGTAGCAACAGTTAATAACGAAGCTAGACGTAGAAGAAGAACAGATTACAGATTCCCTGCCAGCCCGGCTGGTACGGATACTTTAACAGGAAGCCAATAAGGAGGGTACTATGGCAATAGATCAAAAAATATGCACTGTATTTAAAGCTGATTTAATGAATACTGACGCTAATTTAGAAGCGAATACTCTAAAACTTGCTTTGTATAATCAAAATGCAAGTTTAGATGAAACAACTGCTGCATACACAACTTCGCAAGAAGTAAGTGCGTCAGGAAGTTATTCAGCTGGTGGAGCAACATTGACTAGTGTAGCAATTAGCGTAAGTGGAAACACTGCAATATTTGATTGTGGCAATGTAAGTTTTACAAATGCAACTATTTCAGCTCAAGCTGCTTTGATTTACAATAACTCTAAAGCAAATGCTGCAATTGCAGTATTAGATTTTGGATCAGTAAAATCATCGTCTAATGGTACATTTGAAATACAAATGCCGAATCCAACTGCTAGTGACGGATTAATTAGAATACAGTAAGGATAGACATGGCGTTTGTCCTTAATGATAGGGTAAAAGAAACTACTACTACGACAGGAACTGGAGCGATTACTTTTGCAGGAGCGGTTACTAATTTTGAAACTTTTGCTGCAGGCATAGGAAATAGTAATAAAACTTTTTATGCAATAGTTCATAAATCAGCTTCAGAATTTGAAGTAGGTATAGGTACGTTGAATGGAAGTAGCAGTACGATAACTCGTACTACTGTTATTTCTTCAAGTAACAGCGATAACGCTGTTGACTTCAGCGCAGGAGAAAAAGAAATATTTTGTACGTATCCAGCATCTCGTGCTCCCTCAGCAGGTATGACGGCTACTACATATGTCACTACTCATAACTCTACTATTAGCGATGATCAAACTATGGATTCCGGTGTTTTAGCTGGCCCTGTTACAGTTACAGGGTCATTAACAGTTACAGGTAATTTATTTATATTATGAGTCAGATTGAAGTAGATAAAGTTATACCACAGTCAGGTACAGCTCTTCAAATAGGAGAAGCAAGTGATACAATCACAGTTCCTGCAAGTGCAACACTTACTTTAGCATCTGGCTCTACTTTAAATGCATCTAGTGCAACGGTTTCATTACCAACTGGTGTTGGTGGAACATCTTGGCAAGCTGAAAAAACTGCTAATTTTAATGCAGTAGCTGGTGAAGGTTATTTTATTAACACAACAAGCGGAGCAGTTACAGCTACTTTACCAGGATCAGCAACACTAGGAGATGAAATAAGATTTATTGACTCTTCTGCTACAGCAGATACACATAACATAACTATTGGAAGGAATAGTCACAAAATTCAAGGTGCTACATCTGATATGACAGTAAGCACTGAGAGAGCTGCTTTTGGATTAGTTTATTCAGGGGCGACACAAGGTTGGCTATTAATGGAGAAATAATATGGGTAATTACAAAGATTTAAAATATTCATTTCCTACTTCAGCAATTACATCAGGTACATTTGCTGATGCAAGAATAGCAGCTTCTAACGTAAATCAACACGCAACAACCTTTGATGACAACAAGATTGTTAACGACATTTCAACTTTAGGTTTAAGAGTTCATACACAAGAAAATCTTGCAGGCTCAAATACTAATTCAGCATCTTTTGATGTATTTCAAGATGCAACTAAAATTACAAGTTTAACAAACTGTGCAAGAAATTCTAATGAATATGTTTCTAGTGTTTATGATACCACAAGTTCGTACAATTTTAAAACTGCTGGAACACACGGTCAGCCTGAAATGAGGTCAATGAACTCTACTCAATCATCAAGTTCTCATACTCACAGCAATGCATGGACAAATGATAGAGTTTCAAGAGCTTCATCAAGTTATTCGTCTGCACATGCACTGTTCCTTAATGACTTATCACAAGATTTTACAATTCATCATTGGAACGCACAAGACTCCATGTCTGATGGTTCTGGTAATACACACAATCAAAATTATCATGCTTTTACAGGTGTTTTTTTTCATGGCGATACACTTTCACCAGGAAAAAATCCTTCATACAGTGGAAGTTCAATTTTTAGAGCAGCAGGAGCTACCTCAGGTCAATATGGTTATATTAATCCTTCAAATTATTTTGATTATGTGATGACAGATGCTGTTCAAAGTGCTGTTTCTGGTGATGGTTTTACAGATACAGGTTATGCTGGTGAGGATGCTCAAACTGTTAACGTAACAGGAAGCACCAATGGTCATTTTGTTAGACATTATTATAATTCTGGTTCATCTTCAGATCCTTATGGTGTAAAAGCTGTGAATACAGCCTCCACTAATACTCTTGTAATATCATTTATAAGTGGAGCTGGTACGGGTTCATTAACA